ACGATATTGCGGCAACCTGTGGTGCTGGTAGTGAACCCAGCATCAGTCACAGCAGTACCCGAACTAACTTCTTGCAATAGTATCACGCCACCAATGCTTTGTGTGAGAACAATGGCACCGGTACTGCTTACTGTGGCAACCACATTAGGTAAACCTGCTGAACTCACAGCAGTGATGAATGCTGCTGCATCGGTTCCATTTACTGTTACAGTGACAGTTGAACTCAATGAAGTAGAGTTTGCTAGACTTGTGGTGACGGTAAATTGATTCCCGTTGGTGAAACTAGGTGTACTGGTACTCCCGGTTACCACTGTGGCACCAGCAGGGCTACGCTCAAATACTTGCAGAGTGTAGGTGCTGTTGTAAGGATATGCGCCTACATTGCTTGCGGCTGGATCTACATTGTATTGCGTGTAGGTTGTGCCAGCAGGAATATTCTTACCACCACCTGTAGCATCTAGGGCAGCATTGGCATTCCAGTCATTTTCATATACCGGAGCGGCCTGAGTAATCCAAGCACCCAATGCAGTGTTGTACTTTTCTACGATCATAGCAGTGCCAAGATTTTGTGCAGTGGTCTTATTCCATACACTTCCTGTGGGCCGCGGAGTAGTGTCAGTAGTTCTCCAACGAGGAAATACATAGTTTGGACTTTGCTGTATACCGGGTGCATAGTATGTAACTTCGGCTGTGAGCCCCAGGGTTGTAAGCAATCCGCTGGTTGACCCAGTAGAACTGATACGGATGATACCATCATCTGCTGTTGATCCGTCGGCTGTGGCTGAACTGTCTGCAAACAAGCAAAGTTTGTTGTCGATCACAGCAGAGTACACACCGGTGATAGCAGCAGTATTGATAGCGCCGCTGAGTCCTTGGATGGTGTTGTTGGTCGATACAGGAACTGCCACTGAAGTACCGTTGATAACAATAGTGTTACCTGCGGTAAGAGTTGTGGTCACTGCATTAGCACCTTGCACAGCAGGATAGCTCAATTTCCAATCATCGCTGCCAACCAAGACCCAGGTATTGTATAAATCGCTGAGAGTGGTAGAATTGCCTGTTGAGGCTACCACTGTACCGTTTTTGTAGTACACAGGGTTGGCTGTGTTGGTGGCTACTACTGTGTAATCGCCAATCGCGCCGTAATCTTGCAGTGGTACGCCGTTGCTGAGTTCAGTGGTGCTGGTGATCACTGAAGGTACCATGTTGCTAAATGCACCAGTAGTTTGATTCCATTCAAAGATGCCCCACTGTGTTGTGTCAGTATTCAACCAATATGTACCGTTGTCAGGTTCGCCTGTGGGACGGATCAAAGTGGCTGTGAGTTCTGTGAGGTCGATATCCACACGTTGTACATATGCACGGTTAGACACTCCTAATGCAGAAAACGCAGCCAACAAACCGTATTCGTTAAGCTCGTAACCATTGATAGGTGTACCTGCTGTGGTTTTGTAGAAGAATGGGTTACCAAATGTGGCAGCAAGATCTCGTTGACTGGTGATTAGATATGCACGATTTGCATTGACTTGCAAAGTACCTGCTGCTACACCAACTCCGCTGCCTGACACTTTGTTCTGTGCTGTAGCGATCAGAAAGTAAGGTACTGAATTTGTGGCTGATGGAATGTACTGACTTTCGTCAATGACGGTGACTTGGACTCCGGGTGATACTAGTGCCATGTTGGCTCCTTTAAAAACTGTTACAGATATTTATCGGATGCCTACAAAACCAGGGGTGTTGCGATGCCCTTTGCAAAGGTTTATGGAATAAATACACCATGAGACCCATGTGTACAGCCTGCAACCAACGCCTAGTGGCAGTGAACTATCTTAAAGACGATGTCACACACTATCGAGCTAGATGTGATCACTGTATCCGCCGAAACAAGAAGATCAAGCCGCCGGAGGCACTGTGGAAACGAGCAGGCTACAAGAAAAAACCCACATGCGATCGCTGTGGGTTCCGGCCGAGATATGCCAGCCAAACACTAGTATATCATATGGATGGCAACATGCGGAATGTTGCCCTAAACAATCTCCGGACTATATACCTGAATTGTGTAGAGGAAGTCAGGCGGCTAGACGTTCCTTGGGTACCAAATCCGCTGCAAGCAGACCGTTGAGTTGCCGGTATAGATCATCCACTGTGCTATTGTTTCCCACAACATGATCAAATGTAGTGCCAGCCCAGGAATATTCGCTGGCATGCACACCTTCTGCATCTAACCAACGCTTTGCTGCTTCATCGCCGTGATTGGCCTTGGCTGCTATGTCGTACCAGTGCGGAATTATTCCACGCTGGATCCAGATCACACGCCCGCCGATATTCTTGATAGCAGAGACTTCATTGTAGAATCTACAGTCTGAAATCACGATGTTGTCTGCGCTTTTACGCAGTTTGTTTTCCAAACTGGCAATCCAGATATCTGTGTGGAAAGCATTTCTACCCACTTCTGTGCCCCAGTGTTGCAGAGCCCAGCGTGGTGTCAAGTGTGGCATACCCAGTCGTTCGGCCCACCAAGTATCCACTTGCTCACGCCACTCTCGGGCAGATTTTGTACGCCCTTCTAACAGTTCTCGATCCCAACCAAACACCGCTGCCACAGCGTCTTTGAGTGTGGCTGCAAATGAGTCACGACGAAAGCCGTGAAAGTTCACAAGATAGTCAGCAGCAGTGTCTTTGCCTGCTGAAATAAATCCGCAGATTCCAATAATCATGATAGTGCCTTTACATTTAGATGTCGAAGTGTGGCCTGTAACAAGTCGATCTGCCTACGGCAATCTTCCAATGCGTGATGGCTTGCAGGAGGTTTACCAAGCCCAGGATACAGAGCATAAACAGTTCGAGCATCTCTTACTCTGTAGTATTGCCAGGGCAACGGGCGACCATGACTCTTGTAAGCATGCTCAAGAATGTTCATGTCAAATGTCGGCCCATTGGCCCAGATCGTTTTGCTTTTCCAAATCAGTCGACCCGGTTCTTCTAATGCTGTATCTAGTGAGATACGATTGTCTGGGCCAAATGCTTCTTCTTGTGCTTCAGGAGGTTGGGTGGCCCACCACTCAATCGTGCCCTGTTCGATGTTACGGCCAGGTTGGCTATCCGGATCGATTCTAGCATAGAATTGTTGAGAGTGATAACCCGTGCCTAGTGGGTCAAATGCCTGGGCGGCGATGGTTAGGATACAGGCTTCTGGGCCTGTGCCTACCGTTTCAATATCAATCATTAGATCAGCCATGTGCTAATTATAGCACAGATCTTATCCAATCACAAAGGTTAACGGCTGACTTCCATCAACATAATTCACCAATTGCTTGATGAGATCTGCCATTTCTTCTTTGGCTTCGGATTTCATAGCAGCACCATTCAACGAGCCGCCACCATTGGGCCCGGCGATAGTGCCAAATTTCTCGCGGGCTTCACCAATAATCATCTTACAAGCCGCTGTGGTGTAATCTCTGATCCATTGCTGGATTTGGAAATCACTCAACAACTGGATCTCGGGCTTGAGATTGTAAGTCCACAACAATACCACTTCACCACCGCCTGCTGGATTACGGATGATTTGCAGTTTCTTTGTGACCGGATTCCAAGTGTAATTTAAGAATCCGCCAAACATCCTAGCAGCCAATTCCACATACTGACTGTAGAAATCGTATGTGGCCAAGCCGCCGCTTTGGTTGAAGTTAATCAAGTACACATTCATCTGTGCCTGACTGAACGGATCAAAGTTTGAACCCATGGGCCCCGATGCTATACCAAAGGTGCGTTTGAAGATCTGTCGCACACTCTGCACTTCTTGCGGCAAAGTATAGATGTTTTGCTGGTTCACCAACTGCATGAAGCTGTATGATTCTTCATATGCGGCATTAGCTCGTTGGCGGTAAGTGCCAACGGTCTTCTGATATGCTGCTTCAAAGTGAGCCGGATCCAGTTCAATATCAATGATCTGGCTGCCCAGTTGCAGGCGCACATACTCAAAAAGGTTGTTTTTGAGTGTTACTAGGTCTATTGGTTGTTGTTCTTCCATTGGGGACTCCGTCCCCAATATTTAGCACATTACCAGACCTTGAGGATGATCAAGTTGTCGTTGCCACGCCCATTCCATTGGGT